CGGGTGGTAACTTAAAAGATTCGTTTATGATGTTACCATTTAAAGAACCGTCTCAAACATTATTACAATTAATGGGTGTAGTTGTATCAGCGGGTCAAAGATTTGCATCTATTGCTGACTTACAAGTTGGTGATGGCAATCAAGGTGCTGCTGTAGGTACAACTGTTGCTTTACTTGAAAGAGGAAGCAGAACAATGTCAGCTATTCACAAAAGAATTTACTCTTCGTTAAAACAAGAATTTAAAATGCTAGCAAGAGTATTCAAGTTATATCTACCTCCGGAATATCCATACGACGTAGTTGGGGGTCAAAGGATGATTAAACAACAAGACTTTGATGATCGAGTAGATATAGTGCCAGTTGCAGATCCCAACATCTTTTCCCAAACTCAGCGTATTTCCCTCGCGCAAACAGAGTTGCAACTGGCAACGTCAAATCCACAAATACATAATATGTATCAAGCATACAGAAATATGTACGAGGCTTTAGGCGTAAAAGATATTGATCTATTATTAATTAAACCGCAGCCACCAACTCCGATGGATCCTGCGTTAGAAAATATTATGGCTTTAGCTGGTAAACCTTTCCAAGCTTTCCCTGGTCAGGACCACAGAGCACACATAACTTCGCATTTAAATTTTATGGCAACTAACATAGCAAGAAATAATCCTATGGTTACAGCTGCTATGGAAAAAAATATTATGGAGCACATAAGTTTGATGGCACAAGAACAAATAGAATTAGAGTTTGCACAAGAAATTCCTAAAATTGCACAGCTGCAACAGGTGGCACAACAAGATCAACGTGTTGCACTGCAAGTACAATCAATGCTACAGAAAATAGAATCAAGAAAAGCTATATTGATTGCAGAGATGATGGAAGAATTTTTAAAAGAAGAGCGACAAGTAACAGCTGGTTTTGCAAATGACCCTGTTGCACAGTTAAGAGCAAGAGAATTAGACCTTAGAGCTATGGATGATCAACGTAAGAGAATGGAAGGGGAAGAAAGACTTAACCTTGACCGTATGAAAGCGATGATGAACCAACAAAGTAAAGACGAAAAGTTGGATCAAAACGAAAAATTAGCAAAATTAAGGGCTAATACATCAATCGAAAAGACAATCTTGAGCAAATCTATTCCAAATGTAGATAAAATGATGCCAAGTGTCGAAATAGAAAAGTATGAAGGAGAAAATAGATGATGAAAAAGAAAAAAATGAAGATGAAAAAGAAAAAATCATTCCCTGATGTGTCTGGTGATGGAAAAATCACAAAAAAAGACATCTTAATGGCTAGAGGAGTGATACCAAAAACTAAAAATGGTATGAAGAAGAAAAGAAAATGACAAAAGGTCAAAAAAAGGTTAAAAAGATCATGCGAGAGTTTAAAAAAGGAACTCTCAAAATTGGTGGCTCTGATAAAAAAGTTAAAAATCGTAAACAAGCGATAGCAATTGCTTTAAACAGAGCTGGTATAAGTAAAAATAGGAGGACAAATGGCAAAAAAAGACGATAAGTTTTTTAATGTAGAAGTCGAAGTAAGTATTCCATCTCAAAATATTGAGTTGGACCCTAGATCTATAACTACTGCAGATGGTATGCCAAGAAACTACATACCAACTGGAGATGAAACAGAAGTAAGGGGTACAAAGAGAATGCTTAAGGACAAAAAGAAAACAGCTAAGTGGTACTAATATGTGGTTGTCGGCGATTAAATTAGCCGTCTCTGCAGGAAGTAAAATTTACGCTAACAAGCAGAAGACGAAGATGGCTATGTCAGAAGCGCAGCTTATGCACGCTACTAAAATGGCCCAAGGTCAAGAAGCTTACCAGGGTAAACTCCTAGAAGCCCGTCAGTCAGACTGGAAGGACGAGGCAGTTTTATTAATTCTCTCGGCGCCAATCGCGGTGCTGGCCTGGGCGGTTATAAGTGATGACCCACAGGCGATGGACAAAGTTAAATTGTTCTTTGAGTACTTCTCATCACTTCCGTCATGGTTCACCAACTTGTGGATCCTTGTCGTGGCGAGCATATATGGTATAAAGGGTACACAAATTTTTAGGAACGGAGGAAAAAAATAATGCCTAATAAACGATTCAACAAACAGGTCCCTGGTTTTGGTTTCAACGCTGGTGGACGTGCAATGAAGATGGGTGGAGGAAAAATGATTTCTGGCACTCGAAGAAAAGACGAAGCATCTGGTTTTTATTCACCTGATATGGGAATGAAAGGCGGAAAAATGTATAAAAAAGGAGGCTCAGTGAAAAAAGTCGGTAAGAAAAAACAAGGCTACAAAGATAGAAAAGATGAATCTATCGCAATGAGAATCCGTAAGAAAAGAACTGCTAAACAATTAAAAGCTAGCAGAGATGAGTCTTATGGAAAATTCGGTAGCAAGATGAAGAAAAAAGGCAAGATCAATAGATAATGTCTAATAAAAAAAGTCTTCAAAAAGCATTGAAGATGCTTCAACAAAAGAAGAAAAAACCTAAAAAGTCTTCCGCACGTTTGGAGGCTTTGCGGGGAAAAAAATTTTTTAGACGTGGAGGTAAAGCATAATGGCTGGTAAAGGTTTATATGCAAACATTCACGCTAAAAGAAAACGTGGAGGTAAGATGCGAAAAAAAGGTGCAAAGGGTGCACCAAAAGCATCTGACTTTAAACGTGCAAAACAAACAGCGAGATCATAATGACTAAACTATGTCCTAGAGGAAAAGCAGCAGCAAAAAGAAAATTTAAGGTATATCCCAGTGCATACGCGAACGCATATGCTAGCAAAATTTGTGCAGGTAAAATCAAAGATCCCTCTGGTGTAAAACGAAAAGATTTTAAAGGTCGTAAACCAGCACGTGATGGTGGATTAATGGTTGATGTAGACATGACTACTATGATGGAAGTGTAATGGCAAAAAACGGTTTAGATAAATGGTTCAAACAAAAATGGGTAGATATTGGGAGCAGAAAAAA